AGCTTTGGATCGACTACTATTTGAAGCACAACCATATCAATCACCACCAATGGAACGCCGCCACCAGACTCATGCACCTCTATCGTGGCGCCAGCCTCACGCAAAAGATGACCGGCAAGATGGAATGGACGCCGCCCAGCAGCAATACAGAGATGTCAGAATACGCCGCAGATTGCTTTGCGGCCTTCAATAAGGTGGCTCGCCGGATGGGACGCGAGAGCTTTGGCTGTGTTGAGGACGTGGTCATTCACGATATATCTGCCGCAGAGTGGGCAAGAAAAAACGGACGCAACCCAAAGGCTGCGCCCGAAATATTACGAATGGCTCTCGATGATTTAGAGTATGCGTTTAAGCATCTAAATGACCGCTGAATTTATTGTGCTTTGATAAGTTGTCTCTGGCCAATATCACTCGCAGATTTGTCTCCACATGAAGCCCACACACATTTTCGCCCTGCAGCGGTATATCGTGGTCAACGTGGTGCAACACGCCTGTTAAGCGCGTCATCATATCGCGCTCTTTATATTTAGTTTCTATCATTTCGTGACACGCCCACGCTGGGCAAGCCATCTTGATCATCTTTTGCCGCATCCGCAGCTTGGCAAGGCCTTTGCCCGATCTTGCGTATTTGTTTGCGATTTCTCGCCGTCTTTCACGGTTTTCGCTGATCCATCGGCGGCTTCTTTCTTTCATGGCCTCTTTAACTTCTGGCCTCGCGTTATATTCACGTTTTTTCATCGCCAAATATTCTTTATTGCGTTCAGCATACTCTTTGCGTTGATCCGCATATTTATGTTGATTTTTTTTCATTTTTGCGAGGCGTTTTGCTTTATGTCGCTTGTAATCTCTCGCGCTATACATTGACCAACACTCAACGCAACCGCTGCTCACATGGCGTTTGGCGATATGTCCGTATGGGCAAGGCTTGCCAGTGAAATAGAACCTTTCGCCAGCCGCTAACGCCTCTTGGCGCAGATTTCTTGGTTTTGGTTTTGGCTCTGCCAATCCCTTTTTGACCAAAATGCGATGTTTTTGGCCTTCGGAGTCACACTCCACACATCCTGATTTGCGGGTGTATCTTTCCGATAAATGCCCTTGCGGACAGGGTTTTCCTGTAAAATAACGGGTCAAGCCACGCTCAATGGCTTCGTGTCTTGTTATAATCTTCATAATAATCTCTCTCCTCATCTTCGGTCAGGTGCCGCCAGCCACGCCAATCACAGGCAAAACAACCCAGACCGGCTGGGTTGTGTTGGCACTCCTCACATTCGGCGACAGTTTCCCAGCCAATATCCGCAAAGCGGAAAATCTTGACGATTTCAGGCGGCATCTACTTGGCGCCAATCGCCCAAGCGAAAAACTGCCAAAAATAGCTATCAGGTCCACCAAAGACGCTGAAAACCACCGGCATCAAAAATCCGCAGAAAAGCGCCGTTTCGATCATTGATTGCTTAGACATATAAACCTCCATATCTGTCCAATATGAGCATTTTATGCCTTATGGGAATAAATAGCAAATAATATACGCATATTATTGTACTTAGGGGCGGATTATGCTATGGTGCTGCCATACTCGAATAATTCCCGAAAAATGAGACACCTCATGCGAGACCTCGACGTGGTTTGGCAGAGCGTTACTGCGCTCACGCCATACGCAAGAAACAGCCGTACTCACAGCGATGAACAGGTCGCTCAAGTTGCGGCCAGCATTAAAGAATTCGGCTGGACCAATCCGATCCTGATTGATGAGGAAGGTTCGATTATTGCCGGTCACGGACGCTTACAGGCAGCACAGCGCTTGGGTGAGTCCAATGTGCCGACGATCACGCTCACCGGCCTCACAGACGCCCAGAAGCGCGCTTATGTGATCGCTGACAACAAGCTGGCGCTCAATGCAGGCTGGGACAATGAAATGCTGGCGGTTGAGATCAGCGAGCTGATTGACGAAGGCTTTAATCTGGATTTGACCGGATTTGGTGCCGATGAAATCGACAGCCTGCTGGCAAACGGCAATAAGATTGACGAAGGCCTGATCGAGGACGATGAGGTACCGGAGCTTCAGGAAGACACCGTCTCTAAATTAGGTGACGTCTGGATGCTGGGACGCCATCGGCTAGTCTGCGGCGATAGTTGCTCGTCAGAGGTTATCGACAAGCTGATGGAAGGCGACAGGGCAGATATGGTTTTCACCGATCCGCCGTGGAACGTGAATTACGGCGCCAATCTCGCCAATGGCAAATATAAGGGACGCAAAATCCTCAATGACCATATGGCAACAGATGATTGGCAGCAATTTTGTGACGATATTGCTAACAGCCTGTTTATCTGCACCAAAGCGGGTGCGCCAATATATGTAGTGATGTCGGCACAGGAATGGCCGGTTATTGACGGTTCTCTCCGCAGGGCTGGGTTCCATTGGTCAAGCTCGATTATCTGGGCAAAGGACACTCTGGTTATCAGCCGCAAAGATTATCATACGCAATACGAACCAATCTGGTACGGCTGGAACGCTGACGCCGCACGATTGGTCGAGTTGAAGGACCGCAAACAAAGCGATGTCTGGCAGATGGAACGTCCAAAGCGTTCTGATCTGCACCCAACAACAAAGCCGATTGAATTGGTCGAGAGGGCGATCAATAACAGCGCCAAAGACGGTGGCATTGTGCTGGACCTCTTTGGTGGCTCTGGATCAACGCTTATCGCCTCTGAAAAGACCGGCAGAGCCTGTCGGATGGTTGAGCTTGATCCAAAGTACGCTGATGTGATTGTGCGCCGCTGGCAGGAATATACCGGTGAGAAAGCAATCAATCAGGAAACCCTGATGACGTTTGATGAGTTGAATGATGGCAAGACCTCACAAGACGAACAGCAAAATGACGCCTGAAGTGGTCGAGGAGTTTCTCGATTATATCAGGAACGGACGTAGCTGCGCTCAAGCGTGTCGTCAGCCTAATATGCCAACAAGTAAAACGATTGAGGCTTGGGCAAAGCGCGATGCAGGCTTCAGGGCGGCTTATGAGCAGGCTAAAGAGGATCGTGGGACGTACTATGGGGAATTGGTCGCAGAGGTGTCTCTGGCTGGATTACAGGGGAAATACAAAGACTCTGCAATGCTTCGTGCGGCCATTGATGGATTGAAGTGGAGCGCTGCAAGGATGGCGCCAAAAGCGTTTGGTGATCGCCTGTCGGTTGATCACGGCGCACAGGATAGCTATGTGGATGCGCTGCGATTGGTGCAAGAACGGTTGGATGGTGATAATACACTACCTTCCTCACTACGCGCGCGCGAGGAAAATGCCGAAATCGGCAAGCTCCATTGATGGTTTAGGCTAATAGCCTGAAGGTTTCTTATAGTTTCTGCGGGTTTGCGGGGCTGGTAGACAAAGTGTGGACAAATCGCGCCGCATTTTTGCTAGTTATATGCAAAATGACCCCCCCCTAAAAAAACGGGCGGGCGGGTTTTGTTTTTGCCCCCCCACATCAACCCCCCCTTTAACCGATCACCGGCAAGGGGACTCCGCACTAAAAAATTGGCATTGCGCTATTCCCTCATAGCGCGAGGGATTGGGGTGGGCTTTATGGCGAGCTTAGAGGACACCATTCTGCGCTTGCGGAATGATCCGGTTTTGCTTGTTGAGCAAGTTATCGGCGCAAGGCCGCAACAGTGGCAGCGCGAGGCTTTGCAGGCGATTGCAGACCATCCAAAGCTGGCGATCAGATCGGGTCACGGCGTTGGTAAAACGGCCTTTGAGGCGTGGGTTACGCTTTGGTGGCTGTTGACCCATTATCCCTGCAAGATCGCTGTGACAGCGAATACGGCGCACCAGTTGAATGATGTGCTTTGGACAGAGATTGATAAGTGGGCGCGGCGGTTGCCAAAGGGCTTCAAGGACCTTTTGGAGTTTAAGACCGACAAGATCAGCCTGAAGGGCGCATCGGATAGTTTCGCTGTGGCGCGTACCAGCCGCAGGGAAAATCCAGAGGCGTTGCAGGGCTTTCACAGCGAGAACATGCTGTTTATTTGCGAAGAAGCGTCCGGTATTCCTGATGTTGTATTTCAGGTCGGCGAGGGTTCGTTATCGACCCCCAATGCAAAGGTTTTGATGTGCGGCAACCCGACTCGAAGCGATGGTTATTTTTATGACGCGTTTCATTCGCATCGGGAGATGTGGCATTGCATGAAGGTCAGCTGCCTCGACGCCGATACGGTGTCGGACAACTTTGTGGCGGATATGGCCGCAAAATATGGCGAGGACAGCAATGTTTACAGGGTCAGGGTTGAGGGTGAATTCCCTACTCAATCGGACGATGTTTTGGTGCCACTACACTTGGTTGAGGCTGCGGCTCGCAGGGACATTGAGATGGCGCCGACAACGCCGGTCTTTTGGGGTTTGGATGTATCGCGTTATGGCGGAGATAGGACGGCCTTATGCAAACGTCAGGGCCAAGTGGTTCTTGAGCCGTGTAAGACGTGGCAAAATAAAGATTTGATGGAACTGGCTGGGATTATCCTGTCGGAATATGAGGCGACACGTTATTCGGATCGGCCAGTGGCTATTTACATTGATAGCATTGGCGTTGGTGCTGGTTTGGCTGATCGCCTCGCTGAGTTGGATTTGCCTGCTATTGGCATTGCGGTTTCTGAAAGCCCAAGCCTTAAAGATAAGTTTATGCGCCTTCGGGACGAGCTTTTTTGGAAGGCTCGCGAGTGGTTTGAGGGGCGCGATTGTCAGGTGCCGAATGATGAGACGCTGATAAGCGAGATCACATCGGTGCGGTATAAATACCAGTCCAACGGC